AACAAAACAAACATCCTCAGATGGCAGGACAATGGGCTTGTCAGGAGGACCAACAATCACAGATGGGTCAGCAAAGAAATACTTTGAGCGCATCTTGCCTTCTTTGATAAGAACATACTCATCATTAGCAAAGTCAAGTTCAGGGCTTTGATGAAGAGACAGTCCATTGAGAAATTGATTCAGATCATAGATTCCAAAATCTTTTGGAATGTCTTCTTGAATAGTTGCCTCAGCAAGAATATTCTTCATCACAGACATAGAGCGCAATTTGTTACCACTCTTGAATAAAATTGACTGATTGATGGATGAGAAGTTCTTGAGAAGAAGTGTTGTTTTATCAGAAAGTTTCATAGGGTTGCGAATTTTCATTACAGAGTCCAGCAAAGTGGTAAAGGAGAATACAATAGTGGATGGCTTTTAGAATGTCCTGTTTAGACTTTCCTTCTTTCTTACCAAAGCGAGAAAGATACTTGATAGCATTAGATCTACAGAATGGTTCTGCATCACCAATACCTTCAATCAAATCAAGTGTTTGAGTCTTTGATTCAGGAGAAGCATAGTGTGAACGATAGGTCCCTCCAAGATACTCACGAATCTCTTTAAGGATTACATCCTCATGGTACTTCCAAAAACCATTACTATTATTTGGTGCATTGGGAAGATCAGGAATGTAAACTGAGTTGGTCATATTTGATTCTTCATTATTCAAGTCAATTTGGAATTCATTGAGTGAAATACTGTCTACACCCAAACTATCAATGTTGTATTCTGAATTTAAAAATAGATTACCAGATTCACTGACAGTCACTCCATTACTCTCCCAGAAATCTTTGTAATCTTTTTCAGTGGCATCAGTGATTCTGTCATTTGATGCACTAGAGGCAGGTGGTGAGTCATTCATAATTTCATCGTGTAAGAAACTCCAGGCATTTGTCATAATTATATCACTCATTTACTAGTTTGACAACATTATCTGCTTCAGGCATCTCAAAGTCTGCATCAACCTTATCATAAAGTTCCAAGAATGCTTGCTTAGTCTCATCATCAAAGCGATTCACACAGACTTGAATTGCCTTTGCCTTATCATTGAAGATGCTATAGGCACGAACAATGTGAACAAGGCGACGTGTGCTGATCAATTCATCAATACCACCATCATAGAAGGTCTTGCGAATAATGTCAGCCCAATCAACCAACTTCTGAACAAACTTCTCATCATGACAACCAACACTGGCAGAGTGGAGAAGCAGCATCTTCACTTCAGTAGCAGGAGAAGGATAGCTCTGCTCCAGAGTCACAGGGAACCTCTCAAGGAATGCTTCATTGAGAACATTGGTGCCAATGAAACGACCATCATCAGATCCTTTACCTTTGGTGTTAGCAGTAGCAATGACATTGAAACCCCTCTTAGGACTGACATACTTGCCAATCTTCTTCAGAAACACACCTTTGCCTTCAAGAATGGATTGGAGACAGAGGATTTTGTTTGAAGCAAGGTCAATTTCATCCAGCAGCAAGATTGCTCCCCTTTGGAGTGCTTCAATGACAGGTCCATTATGCCATACAGTTGCCCCATCAACAAGACGAAATCCACCAATAAGATCATCTTCATCAGTTTCAATGGTGATGTTTACACGAATTATTTCCCTCTTGAGTTGGGCACATGCTTGCTCAACAGAGAACGTTTTGCCATTGCCAGATAGACCTGTGATGAACGTTGGATAGAATAGATTGGATTCAATAATTTTTTTAATATCACTGAAAGGACCAAACTTGACGAAGGTATCATCTTTTTTAGGAATAAGATTGTCTTGAGTTGATGGTTCTACAGAAGGTGAGTTAAATGATACTTCCAATTCTTTTACAGCATCCTTAGTAACTTCTAGATTCCACTTACCACGTCCAACATTATATTCTTTTAACTTTTTAGCAACTGTCTGATATGATACATCATTCATGGCACACCAGGCACGAATGTCTGCTGTCACAAACTCACTGCCATATGTGTTTTGGAGTGATGCTTTGATTGTCTCAGTGGAAAGTCCCATTGGTTGTTTGTTTCAATAGAATAATAATACAGCAGAAAGGGGGTCTTGTGACCCCCCAGTGGACAGTTAGTTAACTGTCTTTTGTTGGTAGTAGTTTTCAGAGATGATCCTGGCAGTATATCCAGGATAGTGCTGTTTGACCATGGCACTTACTCCCATGGCAGTGATGGCACTGTTGACAACCACTAGAACCTCTTTGGTGTCTTCAAGGACAATATGCTTGAGTTTCAATTTAGATTTTTTCATAATGAAGATTTTCAACCATAAGTGAATGTTTTACCTTTAATCTTGGTGTCTGCCTCACCAGTTTTACCTGGTTGCATCTTACCAACATTTATGCTCTTTGCACCACCCAGTCCACCTTTTCTTGTAGCCTGTAGTGATGCACTGCCACCTGGTTTCTTTTGAATCAGAACAGAGTCCTGTCCATACTTTTTACCAAGTGACTTGACAGCCTTACTAAACTTTCTCTTACCCATCTTACCAGAACTGACAACATGACTACGCTCTTTTACTTTTGTAGTCTTGCCATCATCACCTCTCTCATCATATCTACCTGATACTTTGGTGGCACCAGGAAGACCTTTTCCACGAATGTCACGATCCATCTGTTGTGATCTTGCTCTATTCTCTGCTGAAGATTTGTTACCTCTCTCAGCAGAGACAATGGCAGTTCCACCTTTCTGTGACTTTGTTCTAATTCTGTTCAGAGATGACTCCTGAACAGAATTACATTCTAACACAAATTCCTGGAATGTCTTCATACCACCAAAGAAATAAATTCTCCTAACACCTTTTTATTTAGAGATTTGGACTTCAAACTCTTGATGAATGCACTCTTGATTTTGACCTTTGATGCACCTTCATCAACATCAAAGTCTACATCATTGCTCAATGCACTAGTCAGCATAGCAAAGTAAGAGTGGTATCCAGATCCTTTGATACTGCAGAATTTATCTTTTCTGTACTTCTTAAGCTGCTCCTCATTAATAGGATTGTACCTAGAAATGAAACTCCTGAAATCTCTTGGAGTAATCAAACGAATACCAATTAAGTTAGTGTCAGGAAAGGATTGCTTCAAATCATCAAGCAACATTTGTGTAAATCCATGATGAGTGTATCCAACCTTATAGGTATAACCTGTTTTGCGATTACGAATATGAACATGACTTCTCATTTGCTTTGGAGCAATTTTGACTTCACCAGTCGCAAAGTGATTATATGTACCAAGATATTGTAGAGCATTTGCTTCACCATCAGAAAGGACCACACACTGAACTTTCTGAATATTATGCTTTTTCTTAAAAGCAGGAATGATCTTGTGAAGGCAAACTATTGACTCATTAAGAGGTGTGCCAGAGAGACCAAATTGAGCAGGAGTTGTAAATCCAGCATAGTGGCAATATCCATATGCCAATCTCCACAGATTAAGCAACTGAGTATTCAAATCTGCTTTTGTGCCACCACTAGTCACATAGTTGAGTAACTTGAAATCATCATCAACATAAAGTTTACCAACTTCTATCTTCATATTAGGAGAATCAGGATCAGGATTCCCAAAATTATTGGTGAATGCATAAACATCAAAGGGAATATTTACCTTATCACAGAACCAAATAAGATTGTACATCTGCTTAAGAGTATCAATGAGATACTCACCCATAGATCCAGACCAATCAAGGATAAAGATCAATCCATGATTTTTACCATCAGGAGTTACTGTGACTTTCTTGAACAGGTCTTCATTGAACTTATAAGTATGTAATTTAGCTGTATCAAGCACTCCAGTCCTACTAGAAGAAGAGCGAGCATAAGCATCTGCAGACTTGCGGGTTTCAAATTCTTTGACAAGGTAGTTTACCTCCTTTTGTGCTGAGTTTTTAAATTTGTTATAGATATCATCACAGTTTTCAAAAGATGCAACAACACCCACATGTCCATTGGGAAATGTCATAGGCTTAAGTTGCTCTGCCCAGTAGTCTTTCAGAGTATCCTTAATCTCTTGATTAGATACAATCACATTATCAAGATTAACATCTGGGACTTCACAGTAAATATTATCAATATGATTTGAATCAAGATCATTCAGATCTTGAGTGCCCTGAGTGAATGCATCATCAGTTTCTACTTGGATATCATCTTCAAAGTCATCAACATCCTCTTCACCCCTTTCCTCTTGCTGTTGCTGTTGCTTTTCCTCTTCTATCTGATCAGACTCATCAGGATTAGGATCATCAATATTTTGAACTCCACCTGATGGACTGGACTGTGGTTGTGATCCTGGCACTGGGGAAGATTCATCTTCCTTTACCTCAAATTTTGACTTTGCTTCATCTTTACAATATTTGTACATCATCTCAGCAGCAAGAATTGCATCAGCAAATGTTTCTGCCTCTGCAACCATATCTACAATGTCTTGTTCCTTAGAGTTGAAAGTGATATTAATGAAATTACCAATCTTAAAATAAAGATTAATACGATCAGCCAAATTCATTTTGCTGATATCTTGCCCCTCAAGTTCAAAAAAGTCATCATCAGATAGTTCCTTATATCCACCAAAGAAAGATTTGGAGATACCAGGATACTTACGCTTCATGAGTTTCTCAATGCGTGCATCCTCTGTCACATTAACAAACTGACGAGGAACTTCATAGTCCCACTCATTGGGGGTAAAGAGTGCATGACCAACCTCATGCCCCACTAACATGTCATATACAATAGATGATGCCTTCTTCCATAGTGGGAGTGTCAGAACACGCTTCTCCACATCAAATTGAGCAGTGCGAACACTTCTATGCTCTACAACAATATCTTCAGTGGCAAGGAGTTTGGCAAGTTGGGACTTGATTACGTAATTGACCATAGTTTTTGCCTGTGTCCCCATATCATACCAAAAAACCCTCTGGTCTTAGAGGGTGGTGGACACTTTATGATCTGGCAGAGGGTAGTGCCTTTCTCTGTTGTGCTGCCTTGAGTGCTGCTTGTTTTGCTGCTGCTCTTATCATTGGTGATATTGGTTTCCCTGAACCAGGAGGAAGTGCAGGTCTTGATGCTGCTGGTTTTAGCTTACCTCTTTCTGCAGCAGGTCTTAGTGCTGGTCTCTTAGCAGCAGGTTGTAGTGCAGGTCTTTGTTGAGGTTCAACTCTAACTTTCACTTTTTGAACAGATCCTGCTGTATTCTTACCAGCATTTCTAATACTCTGTGATGATCTCTTAGCAATGGATGTGCTTGAAGCAGCAGGTTTAAGTGCTGGTCTGTCAGCAGCAGGTTTGAGTGCTGGTTTCTTCTCTGCTGGTTTTTCAACCTTCACATTTACCTTTTGTACATCATCACGTGATCCAGGTAATACCTTTTGTGGTCTTGGTCCACTTCCGTATGGTGCTGGTTTTCTTGGTCCTTTTATCTTATCCTTTCTCTTAAATGATGGGAGAGTTGGACGTTTTAAACCAAGTGAGGGTCTCTTTTCAAACTTCTTTTCAGTTCCACCAACAGTTCCAGACTGTGATGCTCTATCTGCAGCAGTTCTAGCTAAGTGTGCAGCAAGAGCGCCTGACTGTTGTTCTGATTCCGTAATGAATTCTGAAAAAGTTTTCATCTCTACTACAACCCTATATTTTATTTATTAAAACCAATCCCCCCTAGATCTCTCTAGGGGGGACTTTGGTGGGCATTACTCCTTTTAAATTTTAATCAGTGGTTAGGATGTGTCTGCAGAATCTCCTTGCTTGGTGGTCAATAATCCCACATTCTGAGATGCACTGGAAGTACTCGGATACTTGGTCGTATTTTTGTTCAACAGTTTGTTTTTGATCCCACTTCCATGATGCAAGTTCATTATGTGAAATCAGGTTGTGCATAATAACCTCCATTCACTGTATTATATAGTCAGCGTATGCTAACTTAATGAAGATTTGGTAAATTGTAATCTTTTCTTTAACATCTGTAATCTTTGTTTAGACTGACGCAATTTCTGAGGCTTGAGGGTCCTCTTCTGCTCCTTATTGGAGTGGTGTTGCCAGTTTGGGACCTTCATGACTCTCCTGCTTAGGATGCTATTCTACTATACCCCTTGACCTTTTCATACCTTATGACTTTCTCAAATTTGTCCTCCATCCCATTCTTATGAGAGATAACAAATACATTTACATCTTTGACTATGTATCTGATAATTCTGAGAAACTCATCTGTCCCAAAACTATCAAGTGATGAATCAAATACTTCATCAAATAGCATCAGATTTGTATTGACTGAATTCTTAAATCTTGCCACTTCTCTCCATGCAAAGATAAGAGCCAGATCAATTCTGGATTTCTCTCCTTCACTAAATGAAGCATAAGAAAAATCTTCATGAATAGGTGATTCTACAGTTTCATTGAACTCCTCATCAAGTTTGAAGTTGATGTAGAAGTCCATGATCTGTAAGAATCTATTAACTTGTTGATTGATAAGAGGGAGATACTTCTTGATAATTTTTGTTTTTACTCCACCATCTTTGAGAAGACTGTAAGTGAAGTCGTGGTAAGAAATGCTTTCCTTCTTATCTGCAAGTTTTTTGTATGTGTCTTCTAAACTTTCTTGGAAAGTAATTAACTTTTCATTTTCAGTATTTCTGTTTGCAAGTTGATCGGTAATTCTTTGAATTTCCTGTTCAAGATCTCTGATTTGCCTTTGGCAGGTAGAGATAAGAGTATTGTTTTTAGAAATGCCATTAAGTAGGTTACTTATTTCTCCTGAAGTTTGTTTGAAGTTGAACTCCCTCAATTCCTCTTTTTTGATTGCATCCTGGAGTTCCTCAAAACCCTTACGCAATTCTTCTGCTTTATTTTGGGAGTCATCAATTCTATTTAAACGAAATGATTCTTCAATATCCTGTTCACAGGTAGGGCAAACCCTATTCTCTGAGAAGAATTTATGCTCTTTAACAATATTAGATATCTTTTGTGTTATTTTACCTTTGATTGTATTGTATTCTTTGAGCTTGTCAGAAGACCCATTATATGACTCAAGTATAAGTTGCTTTGCCTTTACCTCTTCATCAAGATGCTCAGTCTTCTTCATTAGACTTGCAACTTCATCATCCAGTTTATCAATTTTTTTATTTTTAAATTCTATGTTTGATTCTGCTTCATTCTCAACCTTTTGTATGAACTCTCTCTGCATATGAACTTTTTCATTCAAAGATTCTTTCTTGAGTTCTAATGTTCTAATTTCATCTTTGATAACTCTGATCTTATCTTTGATTAAAAGATTCATAGATGAGAATATTCTAATATCAAGAAGATCCTCTACCACCTCTCTTCTACTGGCAGCAGGTAACTGCATGAAAGGCACAAAAGTGCTACTACCTAAAATTACAATCTGTGTGAATGATTTATAATTCATCTTGAGGACACTCTGCTCTAGCCACTTCTGTTGATCAAGTGCAGATGAACTTTGATTTAATTCTTCCCCATTCTTATAAATCTTGAATATATTTGGTTTAATGCCCCTTTCAACTTTCCAATTCACACCATTAATTGAGAATTCAATAGTGACAAAGCAATCCTTTTCATTTGAACTATTAATCAACTGTGCTTTGTTGATCTTACGAAATGATTTTCCATACAAAGAAAATGTAAGTGCATCAAGAATAGTTGACTTACCAGCACCATTAGATCCAACAATCAGTGTTGTTGGATCTGAACTCAGGTTGACTTCTGTTGAATGATTACCTGTACTAAGGAAGTTCTTCCAAGAAATTTTTTCAAAGATAATCATTTGCGTTTTCAGGAGGTATTACAATATCATTTTTTGAAATAACTGCATATTTGTGATCATGCAGTTCTAAAGTCTTCAACATCATCTCTTCATCTATTTCTAGCACATGCATCTCTGGATATCCACCTTCCTCCAGCTGCATGGCATATCTCATGGCATCATCATCCTCTTCAAAGAGATAGAGAACATTCTCCCCATCTTCATCTACTACAGAATATGCACCCTCTTTTTCTTTTCCAAGTATAGTGAGTATGAACATTATACCATCTCACATGCTTCTTGGTAAGTAGTCTTCATCAAATTTTTGATAAATGCTTTATCCAGTTCAGTCTCAGATTCCTCAATATATCTTTCAAGGATAGACATTGTATCTTCTGATTCCTCAACTTCAAAGTCCTCTGACTCTTGTAGTTGAAAGTTTTCAACAATCTTAAGATCAGAAACTCCAGCAGAGTAAAGTTTATCAATAAATTTTTCAAACTTATGAGAGTCAGTTTTCTTTCTCACAATGACTTTAACAATCTTGTTTTCATACTCTCTAACATCAAACATTTGATAGTCAGTGTCCTCATAATAGATGTTGTAAAACATCTTATATGGATTATCAACAGGTGTGTGTTTTAACGTTTTTGTATCAAAGATATGAAATCCTCTGGTGTCATTGACATCATTCCAGAACATTTCATATGGATTACCTAGGTAGAAGATTTTTCCATCATCAGATCTTGTATGGTAATGACCCGAAAACACCCTCTTGAACTTCTGATATAGTTTGCTCTCATGACCATGCTCCATGATGCAGCCTCTATGAGCTCTAAATCCACTGAGTTCAAGGTGCCCCATCGCGATGTTGCAAGTTGTACTTTCAATAAGTTGATAAGTTTCTTTCTCATTTTCTTCACAAATCCAGGGAATGAACAAAATATCAAGGTTGTCTATCTTCACCTCTGTAGGAGAAGAATAAACATTAATGTTATCATACTCTCTCAAAAGTAGATCCACTGAGTTGACATCATTAGTATTTTTATAATATGCATCATGATTGCCCACCATAAGATGAACAGTGATACCTCTTTCTTTAAGAGGATCAAAGACAACTCTTTTAGACCACTCAAGTGATCTAAATTCTACTCCACGCCTGCTATCAAAGGCATCACCCATGTGGATGACTGTTTTAATCTTATTCTCATCCAAAGATGGAAAAAAGATATCATTATAAAACTTCTCAAAATAGTCATGAAAGAGTTTAGATCCCTTTCTTGCACCATAATGAGTATCAGTGATAATAGCAAGACGCATCAGTTTCTCAACTTAGAGTGAACATTATCCTTAATGCTATTATATTCAGAGTAGTTGCTGCTGTCAAGGTCATTGGCATCAAAGACCTCATCAAAATCAGTTCTCTCTAAGATTTTATTCTTAATCTCAAGTTGCTTCTTTTCTTGAGTAATTCTTCTCAAGAATGCATAGTAGATAATTTGAGTGAAATAAGCAAATGGATTCTTTGATTTCTCAGGGTTAAAGTTGTGAATATATCTTACACAATTCTCAATACCATCACAGATCATATCATCCTTGAACATATAGTTCACAAAGTTTGGTTTGTATGATAGGTGATTAGCAATCTTCAGAAAACATTCTCCAATGTAACTTGGAATGACTGGTTTGGTTTCCCACCTCTTTGCTCTCTCTTCTTTGGTGGGTTCTCTACCATGTAGTTTAAAAAAGGATAACTCTACATCACTGCGATAATCAATCAGAGCAGCAAGGAAATCCTTATTATTCACATAATGCTCAGACTTCTTAGGACTACTCATAACTCCATAGGCATTTTTAATGAATGGCATAGTAATGAATAATGTTCTCAAAACATTATATCAAATTTAATAAGACTTGACAACCCTATGAATCAGCATTAGACTAGGTTTGTCTGGTTGAAAGAAAGAAACTAGCTTTTATACGAATCTAACTTAAAGATCTTCTCTAGTACCTCTTTAGCTTCATGCACACTAGATATATATCCCATTTGTCTGTTAGGTCTTGTTCTATTTCCTTTTTGCCCTCTTCTAATGAAATCTTGATAGTATACAATTAAATCAATATCATCAGATTCACTCATTGTTAAGACATCTTCCATCTTCAAGATAAACATATCTTCTCTTGTTGTTTTTAACCATGGTTCAAACTTGTAACCACAAGTCTTACCTCTCATTTTTATTTCTTCAATGCAGACAGGATTAGATACAATCAACATTGTTCTATCCTCTTCTTCACTAGCTGCTACCTTGGCAAATATTTCTTCACCACTGTGTTTTAATTTGATAGTACAGTAGAAATCATCTTCTATCATACTTACCTCCTGTCTAGTCTTTTATGTTAACTGATGTAATCTCATAATTGAATTGTTCTTGGACATAAATTTTCACTCTTTCAATGAAGTGATTTAGTGTGTAATTCTTTCTTGATCTAGTTGACAGATCATCAGCAATATCATAAAGTTTTGCTTTCACTTTACTTTTGCCTTTTCTTAGGACTCTACCAATACTCTGAAGATTACGAATACGAGATTTTGATGGAGAGGCAAAGATTACATTATGTAAATTTTTAATATTTATACCTGTACTGAAAGTGCCATAAGAAGCAACAATAATAGCATCATTTTCTTGCTCAGTTATGCTTCTAACTTGCTCTCTATCTTCAGCATCTACACCACCATGGACAAAGAATATTTTTCTTTTGTCACTAGCATTTTTATTTATCTTATCAAA